GTTAGACCGTAGCCGTCTTCGTGGCTAAGCAGATAAGCAAGGAGCCGAAAGCTGTTCGCCGAATACTCTGGACTTCGCACGACCCAGTTTGGGAGGGCAACGAACTTTGCAGACTCCGCTCGATAGACCTTGTGTATTCCCGAGGTCATTAAACGTCCTCTTGCTTCTCGTACTCAGACCAAGCCTCGGATGCAAGCTTGTCTCTGTCTCCGGCAGCGTAACGACCTGCGTGAAAGTAGATTTTCTTGAACCGTTCTGGTATTACCTTCAAGGTCTTGGTTATTACCTTGACCTCTGGCTTTGTGAAGTGGCTTCGGTAGCTTATGTCGTTGCGCTCTGCCTCTAGCTTTTGCACTAGGTCGCTAAATTGTAGATTCACTTTGTGTCCTTTCGTTGTCGTTGTGATGATTATGCAATCGAGTAACAATGCGTGTCAAGCTTATTTCAGAAGTTTTTTTACGGGTTTCTAAATCAGGTAAAAAGGAGGCTTGCACTCGGTCTTGTTGCCTGCCTTGTCTAAGGTGTACCAAGTGCTTCGGGTTGTGTCGAGTATCGGATGCCCTGGCGCTGAGAACTTGGACGCCTTGTGTCCGTAGTCTCTGGCATACCCTGCCGTAAGTGCGTCGCTTTCCATCCGACCGTTGTACTCAGCGCAAACCAGTATCACATTTTGCAAGTTATCTAACACTTTTGAGCCACCCATTCCTCGGTTCTGAATATGGTGGGGAACAAGATCGTCGGATTCTCCGCAGTGCCAGCACCACAAATCACGCTCACGAAGCTTCCTTGTGTCTGCTGCCTTCAAGCTCGCAGCTCCGACTGGATTAGTTTAGCCTGAGTACCAGAAGCCATTATCGCCGTTTCTAAACTACGGATTTTTAGCCGGATACGATTCGCCTCTGCCTTTCGCAAGTCCCTCTGTAAGCGAACGTCTGCAGCCTCAAGACGTGCCAGTGCGTTTCTGTCCGCAACCGTGCCTTGATGTTTGATAAAAGCCCTCTGCTCCGTAGTGTCTAGCAGGTGATCTGCCTCCGCTAACCTGACCTCGGCTTGGTAAAGAGCTTCAAAGCCCTTTGTGTTCTCCGCTGTCAGTTCCGTTAGTGTCGCTTGAATCTCTGAGGGCAGCACTTAGCACCAACAAATGATGTATGAGTTCTCGGTTCCAAAACATTGCTTTGTCAATCTGTCCGTTCCGAGCTGCCTCGAGGTAAGCGTGTTCAATTTCCGCCACCTTTGCCCATTGAACTGAGAGATTCGGCACGAAGTTTTATCCCTTCCAGAACAGCCTTTGGATAGTCCGCAGCCTTAGCTTGTGCATAGAGCATCCTTAGAGTTTCTACGTCTTCCAGATTAGCAGCTTCACCTAGTAGGTCACGAACGTCACGAGGCTTAGAGACCTTCTCCATTTCCTCTCGAGAAGCAAGCGAGCCTGTTTTGGATGCAGCATACCCGGCAAGCATTAGCGCTCGGCCCACCGACGACGTTTCGCATACCTCTAACGCCGCTTGTCCTTGTGGCCCGGAACCTCCGTCAACTTCGAAAGCGTGACCTGTCGCTTTCGGTATGGCAGCAGCTTGGTCGCCTGCCGTCAAGAAGATTTCTGTCTTGACAACCCAAGTTGACACTGCTCGGTCTTGCGGTGTGGTCAGGTTGTGCGTCACAATCCGTCCGTCTGGCCAGTCGGCAGCGAATAGCTCCAAGCGCTCGGCGACAGTTGCATACTTACTCAAATCAAATTTAGCCATTATTCTTCGTCCTCATTTTCTTCTTCGTTGTCAATAAATTTCCAGTTGTCTGCCATCCAAAAAGGAGCAGTTAGTCCCTCAATGTAAATCCGTTCTAGCAGTTTGTTCTTGTCCAGTACCACGCCGGACACTGCGCCCGTAACATAAGTCTCATCCCTAGCGATAGTCACCGTGTCGCCTAAAAAAACGTTCATTACTTCCCCTTCTTGTTTACCACTAGGTAAGGTCGTCCGCCGTTGCGAGCTTGCCTAGAGGCTACACGAATTTTTTTGCCCTCGTGTTCGAAGTAAGCGTGCTTGGCTTTGCCCATCACCGTTAGGACTTGTGACTTTTGCTTGAAGAACTCTGACTCGGCTTCGTCAAAAGCTTGTTGCGCTAGGGCTAGATTGTGTACTCCGTCTACCTCGACCTCCTCGTCGTTTATGTCGGGGTGCATTTCTCTGACTGCCTCGTAAGTAGAAGCTGAGCCGTCCCAGTCTGGAGCAGTTCCTTCGGTAACGTGCTGCCAGAATCTTGCAGCTTGGTCAGTCAAAACATCCTGCTCGAAGTCGTCCCACTCGACCCAATGTTCAACCCAAGCCATATTGACCACGCCAACAATGACCGCTCGCTTGATTCCCATTACTGACATATAGAACCTCACCTGCTGGATGTAAGTCGGTGGTACTTCGTGCCAGTAGTTGCGTGAAGTCTTTACCTCGACAATGACCCACTCGCCATTGACCTTAGCCAAGCCGTCGGGGTTAGCGTGCATAAAAGGTCGCTCGTTGTTTGAGTATGTTCCGGTGGAATAGATTTCCCAGTCGGGATGTTCCTCTTGCAAGAGTTCCATTATTGGTTGCTCGAACTTTTGCCCGAATCTAATCGCCCAGTTCCAAACAGGACGTGCCTCTATTTGTCCCGTCTTGACCGCCCATAAGTAGTAGGCACTTTGCCAAGGGCTAAGTCCCATCGCTACGCCGATCTCGCTTCCGCCTAATCCTTCGGCTCGTGCTGCGTGCCACTCATCGCTGCCCGGATTGAAGATTCCGACCAGACTTGCGTTATTGAATTGCTTTGGTGTGTGCAGTTCCATATTTCTCCTTTGTTGGCTAGGCTGATTCTATGTCAAAGCACGGACACCTTTCAAGTCTCTATATGAGATTTCTAAAGCTGGTCAATTTGCACGACCCTGATTGCCAGAAGCTTCCAAACGTTTTCTTCCCGGAGGACATAAGCGACCCAGAAGCTAGGGCAGTTGCCACCAAAACTGCTAAGGCAATCTGCAAGGCTTGCCCGATGGTCGACGAGTGTTTCACTTACGCAATGGAGACGCATCAACGCTATGGAATTTGGGGAGCAACTTCACCGCAAGACCGTTGATTTGTTTTTTGCAAGGCGCTTGGTTACTGTTTGCGTATGACTAACTTTCAGGCTTACGAAAAGCTAAAACTTGCAATCGCAAACGCTCCTGCGATACCACCTTGCCAGACGACCGACCCTGAGATTTGGTATAGCGACGTGACAACAGGCGTCCACGATTTTAGAACCGCAAAGAAGTTTTGCAAAACTTGCCCTGTTAGAAATGAGTGCCTTGAGTACGCCATCGTCGCTAACGAGGTTCACGGAATCTGGGGAGGTCTTACCTACAAGGAGCGCAGGAAGCTCGCTCCTAAAGGTTGGCTCAAAAGGTGAGAGCTGCCAAAGAACACGACAACTTGCGCCTTGCAATTCTTGACCTGCCGACAACACCCTCTTGTCAAAAGCTCGACCCCGACATTTGGTTTCCTGAGCAAGGGCCAGCGCTCCCAATTACAGTCGAAGCCAAACGTCTTTGCGGAGTCTGTCTGGTCAGAGTAAAGTGCTTGGCTTATGCCTTAGCAGCTAACGAACGTCACGGCATCTGGGTAGGGCTGAGCGCCGACGCTAGGAAAAAACTTAGAGCGACTTCTTCGTAATAATTGAGGTCAGGACAGATAGCAAAGCTGATCCGAGTGCAATGCTAAAAAAGCCAACCCAGTCAACTGCAAATAGCCCTACAGTTCCGCCGCCTAAGAAAGCGACGCCTGCCTGAGCAAAGGTCTTTATTGCACGTTCTCCGGCAAACTGCCAGAATTCTAAACTAAACATCTCCATTAGTCCAATCTTGATTGTTGTTTCTTCCGTCTTGCCACGATGCACTTACAGTGTACGCCGTCGTGATAATTAAGATAAGCGATACGCCGCCAGTTATCAAAGTGACTCCGACTCCCCACTGGTCAACCAGGAATGTCACAGCACCGAAGATTATCATCGCAAAGCCGAGTCGGTATGATCCGAAGATTAGCTTGCGACGGAACTTCCAGCTTGCACCCGTTGCAGACTCCGGCTCATCCTTAAGGAAGAACACACCGTCGAACATTTTTACAAGGGTCTTTTGCAACATTCGCAGACCTCTCGTACGGGCTTCTTTACATTAGCGAGAATTAGCTTGTATACGTCAACCTTGTCAGACGTTACGCCAAAGACTCCCTTTAGAGTTCTCGACGCCGTGACGTGGACGTGAGGGCCAGAACTTTTGCCAGTGTTACCTAGCAGCCCGACTGTCTGACCCTTGCGTAGCTTCTGCCCGACCCGATAGCCGGGCTTAGCATCCATATGGCAATATCCCAAGTACCAGATAACACCGTCTTTATCCATAGCTGTCTGCACGACAACCCAACCAAGAACGTTTGAAAACTGAATCAACCGAATTGTACCCTTAGCAATAGCAGGGATGCGTGTCCCTCTTGGTCTTGCCCAGTCAGTACCGGAGTGCGGTTGCATACGGTTTGCTTTGCGAAAGTTGCTCATCTCGCCATAGTGGGAGGTTATGTATTTAGCGTTATAAACAAGACGCCAATCGGCTGTTCTGTCAGAGAAGCGACTCACTTTGACTTCCTTAATTTGTATATTTTAGCCACGAAGTAAACTCACTAACCCGACTGCCACTGCTCCCAGTGTTGCGCCGTAGACTCCGTAGACAAGTCGAGCGATAAGCTCGACCTTTGCCAAACGAGTTTCCATATTGGCTACCTTTTCAGGTAGATACTTCAAGCCACGCAGCTCCGCAAACATCTCAATTTGATTCTCATTCACTTCCATAAGCTTTTCATAAACCTGAAAGTTAGTAATGCGTACGGATGTGCCTTCTTCAGCCATTGTTATGCGCCCGTGATTGCGGAGATTTCTTCAGCGGTCAACCCAAGCTCTGCAAGCTTTGCAACGCCTGAAGCCTTTGCTTCTGCTTTTGCCTCAGCCGCTTCTTTGTCTGCCACACGGTCTGCCTCTGACTGAATTGCCATAGCTTCACGCTCGTCTATCTCAACCTGAGTCAACGGAATTTCCTCACGGGTTCCAGTAGCGCAGTTGATAACCAGCTTGGTTGGATTAGTCATTAGTTACTTCTTTCCAGTTAGTAAGTTCTTCGTCCCACGTGTACATTTTATCATCTTGTGGGTAAGGCGTAGGGGCTTGCCATTGGCAGTCAGAATCTAGCTCCCAAGAAGGGTAAGGCTGAGGCGCTATGAAAGCGTCTAGCTCTGAGTCATAACTGAATCCGACACCTGCATAGTTGAACCGAATGGTTGCGTTGTAGCTGGTCTGAACCCAAGTGCCGCCAAGGTTCTCAACCAACCAGTCGTAGCCCTCGTTAGGGAAAGCGTTATTAGTGACCAACACTCTGGTTACGATGTTGTTTTGGTCTAGCTCTGCAAAGTTTGCCATTATGCGTCATACCTCACTATTACTATTCCTGAGCCGCCAGCGGCCCCCGGTTGGTTATTGGCGTAAACTGAACCGCCGCCGCCGCCGCCTGTGTTTATTTCACCACTCACTGGCGAAGCACCACCACCACCACCACCACCGTTACCACCTGTTGAAAAGCGAGATACACCGTCGCCGCCGGCGCCGCCGCCGCCAGCTCTAGTCACCGATGAACCAGTTATAGAAGAAGCAACGCCATCTCCACCCGAACCAGCGGAAGGGCCATTGGAACCAACTTCACTAGCACCGCCACCGCTTCCGCCTATGAAAGGCGCAACATAAGATGTTGAGTTTCCGCCTGCAAATCCTTGGTCAGTTGTTCTGTTACCACCGCTAGAGTTCGAGTTATTTGACCCTGCGCCGCCTCCAGAGCCTCCGTCGCTCCCCTCAGAGCCAGAAGCGTTATTGTTGTTATAACTTCCACCACCACCACCGCCCGTTGAAGTGATTGTGCTAAATACTGAAGCTGTCCCGTTGCCACCTTGAGAGTTGAAGCCGCCACCATTACCGCCGCTGCCAAGAGTTACCGTGTAGTCAGTTGCATTAGTGAGGGATAGGGCAGATTCGGCACTCGCACCACCGCCCGAAGATTCTCCTGTAACACTTGACCTGTAACCACCAGCACCACCGCCACCGCCCTGACCGCCACCGCCACCACCACCGCCAGCTATTACAAGATACTCACAAGTCAAGTCCTCGGTAGGTGTGAACGTGCCTGAGCTTGTAAAGACGTGTACCCATTTGTTATTGGCAGCGTCATAGCTAATCATTCCGCCAGTTGCTTTTGGTGCGCCTGAGCCAGCGGTTGATTTTATGCCGTATAGGGTTGCGGTGCTGTGTTCTGCAAAATCGCCCGTGTTTATTTCTAGGACTATGGAAGTCACTGCGGCGGTGTTATCCCATAGAGAAGCGGTGATTCCCATCCTGTTGTCACTGGCATTATTCTCGCTCACATAATCGCTAGAGACAGCTTTGGCCTGAGAAGATAGATAAGAAGTAATGTAAGTTGAGGCGTTCCCGAAAATTCCAGAGGCTCTTGAGGCTGCTGGAACATCTGCAATTCTTATGGTGCTCAAGTCCATGTTGCTGACCCCAGAAGTTTTTCGCAGAATTATCGTGCTTTGATTACTTGAGTTACCGTTTAGGTTCATTTTAAGCGAGTCTGTTACCGTACTCCTGTCCGACCTAACGGAGGACAAGATTACAAGGTCGGTAAACGTTGCAGGGATTGAAGAAAATGTGATGCTCGCCGCTCCACCTGTGCCGACTGTTACGGTTTCTACTTCTTGCATTGTTTACGCCTCGATTGCATATAGGGAAAATGTTGAGCCAGCATTGAACGTGCCGCCTGAAACTGCAAGCTCGATTGAGCTAATTGCTGCTGTTGATGCCCACCTGCCAGCCTGTGCAAATGTTTGCTTAGAAGCATCATTCACTCTTTGCAATAAACTTTTCTGCTTATCTGTGGCGCTGTAGTCCATCAGGTTAAGAATTACATTTGTATTGCTAGTGCTTGGAACCGTGACGTTTCTTAGCCCAAAGGTTATGTATGTAGCACTAGCATTTGAACCACTACTATCATTAGAACCATCACCCCTCATATTGACACTGTTGTAATTAGACCCCGAATCACCGTTGAAGCGAATTGTTGTTTCGTAATCGCCTGATACTCCGCCATTGAAAACCAACACTGCATCCCGATAAGTCTGCGGAATACTAGCAAAGGTTACTGAGCTTGCAGACGAACCTAGCGTGATTGTTTGCAGTGGTATGTAGGTGGATACAGGTGGGTCATAAACTGTCATTATGATGCCGCCTTTCGTATGCCGTAAAGACTTAGGCGCGAACCCGCGGTCGTAGATACGCTTGCAATGTTTAGCTCTAAACTCGTTATGCTTGAGGTGTCGTTCCAAAAAGAAGAACCTAGGAAGATAAACGGCTCTGAGTTGCCAGCTACTCCAGCCAGCAGCCTGATTGTTGAATTCTTATCGCTTGAGAAAGCGTCTAAAATGTCAAGAACTATTCCGGTGTATGTATCACCTGTACCTGCCACGTTAAAGTAACCGTCATTATGGGCGTAGCTTCCAACGCTGCCGTTGTACCCTCTTAAGTAGTGGCTCTTGGTTAGGTTTGAGCCGTTTAGCTTTATTCCTGCCCCGCCAATGTCTCCGCTATTTGATTTGTTCATTACGCCTCTAACCTGCAAGTGGTCATAGTCCGCCGCGTAGCCTGCGAGTGAACTGAATGTTATAGAGGATTGTGAGCTTGTCAGAATCTCAGTGGCTAGTAGGTCATAGCTGCCTGCTGCGGCAACTGCGCCACCTGCTGCTGCGAGTATCCCTAGAGGTATCACGCTAGGTCACCTATCAAGACAGCAGTTGAAGAACTTAAGAACAGTATCGAGGCAGCAGCCCACTGTGAGGCTATCGTTAGGGCTGCGTCTTTTGAATTGACTGTCACGCCTGAGCCTGCAAACGTAATAACGCCTGTCCCGATGTTCACGAAGTCCACCCTGTCGCCTGCACTGAATGTTGCGCTTGGCGCTGTGAGTGTGAACGTGCCATCGGCTGTTATCGTTTCGCCTCTGTCGCCAACTGCGAGAGTGTAGGCAGCGGTCTTGGCGTTTACCGCCGGAGTGAGCAAAGCTTTGTCGTCAAGCTGTGACTGAATCCCAGAGGTTACGCCGTCTACATAATTCAGCTCGGTTGCGTCTGCCGTCACGCCGTCGAGGATGTTTATCTCTGCGCTTGTTGCGGTCACGCCGTCGAGGATGTTCAGCTCTGCGCTTGTTGCGGTCACGCCGTCCAAGATGTTTAGTTCGGCTGCGTCTGAGGTTACTCCGTCGAGGATGTTTAGTTCGGCTGCTGTGGCTGTTAGGTCGCTGATCTGCGAGGCAGGGATTGTAACTGCGCTTAGGTCAACGTTTAGAGTTACGTCGCCGCTTGTGCCTCCGCCACTAAGGGCTGTCCCTGCTACTACCGAAGTAATATCGCCGGGGTTAGATACTGCCAACCAAGCGCTGCCTGAATAGTATTGAAGCGAATCCGTGTCGGAAAGAAAAGCAAGCATCCCTTCGGCAACATTGTCACCTAGCGCTGTCGTTCTAGCTGCTGCGTCTGCATAAACTTGCACGACTTGATTCTGAACCAAGCTTTGAAAGTCGTCTGCCTCTACTACTTCGCCTACTGCCCATAGTTTCCAGCTCATACTAAACCGCCGTAATGTTTCCGATTAGTCGGTACTCGTCTGTCGCCACACAAAGAAGTGTAGCCGCTGAATACTGAGCGCCGATTGTAAAACTGCCCGATGTTGTGGATGTTGCGTCTCCTGCCACCGTTGCCGTGTCTGCCGTTATTGTGACCACGCCTGCGCCGTCTGCAATTATGTCTGCCCTAGCCCCGACCTGAAAGTCAGTACTTGCGTCTACGGTTACTGTCGTGGCTGAGCCGTTGGTAAATCTAATTGTTTTGTTTTCGTCTGTCGAGGCAAGCGTTCTAGAAGTTGTTGCGTCTGTAACGATTGTTGTTAGTTGGCTTGCCTGAGTATCTACTCCCACCCAAGCGGAACCGTTGTAAACGGTAAGCAAGTTTGTGTCGTCGAGGTAAGAAAACATTCCCTCCGCAACGGTAGCAATCCCACTGGTTCGAGCCGAAGCATCGGCAAATCGCATAATGGTTTGGTTCATTAAATAGGAATTGACGTCGGCTGCTGCAAGTACCTCCCCGGCGACCCACACTTTTTGTCCAGTCAAGTTACTCCTAAAAACCTAAAATGTTGTTTGAAGATAGTCTACCAAACACTAGGTCGGATAGAGTCCAAGGGCTTTTCTCGATAGTGCTAAAGCCAAGGCTAAGGATGTGTTCAACAGTCGACACCGAGTGGTCGATGCGAATAATCTCTGCGAACTTTGAAATGGCAGGAGCGATGCCGTTAGGCGTTAGCTTAATTTCTACGACGTCGGAAAGCTCCAAGGCAAGAAGCTGCGCCTGTTGAGCTAGAGTTCTCCGGTCAAGAATTACGTCGACCGAATTGAAACGGTACTCGGGGTCTTTGTATTTGTTGGCATAAAGCTTTGAAAGCTCGACTAAATCTGAGTCGTTATTTATTAGCAAGCCCGTTTGATTTAGACCAAAAATCCCGTAAGTGTCTATCGAGTCCAACGCACGAGCAACCGCTTGTGTCCCTGTAATTTGTGAGGTCAAAACAATTTCGTTGTGCAGGTTTTCCGAGCCATACTCTACGACGATGTTTGAATATGGGACGCCTGTTCCGTCGTCTGCAAAAGTAAATCCCTGCGCATTGGAAGACGCTCTCCTGTCACGGAAAACAACCGAGCCTGCCTTTGAAATAAAGAACGAACCCGGCTCAGATTTTTCAATAGTTCTAAAGTAAGCCAAAGCGTTCGTGTTCTCTGGGATAGTGTCTGCCCCTAGCTCCATTGCGCCGACCTCAATGTCTCTTTGAGCTACAGGCCAAGCAAGTTCTGGCAGAGATAAAATCGTGTTTATTCTGTCGCCACTTTGTTGCACGTCATTGGTTCTTGTAAAAATGAACTGGCTCGCAAGTGAAGACGTTGCGTCTGAACACGCAACCGCAACCGTGCTGTCTCCGCTTGGTTCATAGAAAAGATTCCAGTCGTCAATCAAGCCGAAGAATTGAACCACCCCACCCAAGCTAATTCGAATTTGTCGCTTAGGGATAATCTGCCCTGCAAAAGGAGAGGCAGCGAACTCGGGGTCGAAGGTTCTGTCGTTGTTTAGAAATACAACGTTTGCAAGCCCTTGGTCATACTGATCGAGCTGTCTGTTCTTGCCTCGTTGTATTGAAATGCTTTTGACCTTGGCTGTCACGTCGTAAAAAATAGCGCCTGACAACGGAAAGCTTGAGTTGTCTAGCAATCCTTTTGTCTCGCTGTCGAGCGTAAAAAACGGAGCAGTTGGCGAGGTTACGTTGAAACCAATTTCGACTAGAGGTGTAGGGACTGCCATTAGAGCGGACTCACAATAACTTGTCCGCCGCCTGTGACGTACTTAGCAACAGTGTTACCCAAAGACTTTCCAACCATCGCTAGAGACTGCGAGGTGTCCGCCTTGACGTTGATGTTTATCACAGTACCGACTGCGGCTTCAGGGCTTCCGCCTGCTGTCAAAGAGTTTCTGCTAGACCTGATTTCTGCCAAGGTACTTAGAGCAGAAGCTCGTTGAGCAGCACTAATTGAAGCTAGGTTTGCATAGGCATTTGCTCCTGCAATCCTGTCGTCAAGGTAACCAAGCACTCCTGCAACGTCGCTCGCTGAGTCAATGAGAATCCCAACTCCGTTTTTTATGTCGGAGGAAGCGCCCTGTGTGACGCCCGTGCCGAGTGAGCCACCGGGCATCGTTGCAGCATCAATCTCTTTTTCGACAGCGAAGCCTTTCACCTTTTCAAGCTTGGCTAGGAACTGGTCAAGGGTGCCACCAAGACCGCCAAACATTCCGTCCATATCTTCAATATCTTCTTGTAACTGAGACTTGATTCCAGACACCGAGTCGTGTAAAGCCACAGCAGCCTGCTCAAGGGCTTCGGCAAGCGTCGCTTGTTGTTGTACCAATGCGACTGCCAAATCGCTCTGAGTGGTCGCATAGAGCTGCTCAAGAGCAGCAGTAGCCAATCCTTGCTTCTCGTAGATTTCAGCCGCTAAGGTATCCATCCCATTTGCCGACTCAGTTTCTAGTGCGTCAAATAGGTTCCGGAGGTTTTCTTTTGTCTCAGGAGTTGACTCAAGAATTGCACCTGCAAGCTCGTTCCCTGTATCGACTCCTGCCGAAACTATCTGCTCGATAAATGTTTGGGTAAAGCCCTGCGACGCTAGGTCGGCAGACTTAGACAGCAGTCCCTTAGAGGCGTCCAGCTTGGCAGTCATTGAGCTAATAAGCCCGTCGACAGACTTGTCTTCGCTGCTATCAAACAAGCGCCCGACGTCAACCTCGACTGCTGAGCGGTATGCGTTGCGCAGCCTGTCTTGTGAACCTTGGACTATCGCTGCAAGCTTGTTGTCAAACTCCGTCTGTAGCCTAAGAATCGAATCGGCGTAATCTTTATTTGCAGTTGCAACCGTGTCGTTGTAATTCTTCTGCGCTGAAGCAAGCTGACTTTGTGAAGACTGAATCATTTCTTGAACACGCTCAAACGCTATGTCCTTGGCGCTTGGGCCACTGCGAGCTTGTGAGACTGCGGCTGGTGGAGTGTAAACGATTGGCTTGCGAGGCCCCCAACTGCTGCCGTTCCAAACCATTGTAAACCACTGAGCTTGCCCGTCTGCATCCAGCGAAAATCCAGTGTGAACTTGTCCGGGTCTTGGGTTGGTTGGTAGGCTGCCAGAGTCATTTGTCGGCGAAGAAGGAATCATCCCGTTAGCAAGCAATCCCATATCTATGTTGGCTTGTCTGGCAGCAGCACTCACGCCTTCTATCTGACCAGTGATTCCATAAAGCTTTAGATTGTTAAATCTGTTTAGCTCGCCTGTTGTTCCGTCGGTTGCCCTATTGACTTCTCTTTGTCCGTCGGCAAGTCCTCTAAGGTGTCCGATAAATCCAGCAGCAGCGGCAGCAGTTGCAGCGATTGCCAAAGCCAAAAGAACGTAAGGGTTAGCCTTTGTTGCTAGGTTCCAAAGCAACTGCAAAGTCGTCGCAATTTTGACCACTGCGTTTAGCGCAATGATTCCGGCAGCGACTCCGGCAAGTATGCCGATAAGTCTTCCAATTTCTTCAATGTTGTCAACGATGGCAATTATGAAGTTACCGACGTTTTCAGTTGCACCTTCCCAGTCAACTCTGGCCAATGCTGCCGTGAGCTTTTCGCCTATCTCTGGTAGCAGGTCTTTTACGATTGGGATTAGCTGCTCGAGCCTTGGAGCCAGCTTGCTTCCAATGTCAATTCCAACGTCGGCAGCGGCAGAGCCAAGCAAGGAAAGCTGAGCGTTGAAACTTGTGAGCTGCTTGTCCGCAACCGCCTGCGCAGTTCCGCCTGCATCCCTGAGCGCTCCTTCGTAGTCTCTAAGTGCGCCTCCGTTGTCTATCAAAAGCAAGATTCCAGCACGAGCTTGCTTAGTAAAGCCAAGCTGACTTAGTGTTGCAAGTCTTTGCTCGACAGTCATATCTCCGAGTGATTCAGTAAAGTCGTCTGCAATGTCTGCAAAGTTATTCATTTTGCCAGAAGCATCAAAGACTGAGATGCCTAAATCTTCAAACTGGTCTGGAACCTTTTGAGCTTGCTCGGCCAATCCAAAGATTGTATTTGTTAGCTGCGTTCCTGCAAGCTCACCCTTGACACCTTGATCGGCAAAGACTGCAAGCGCAGCAGCACCTTCGGCGATATCCTTTTCGACAGACTTAAGTGCTGTTCCTGCCTTGGTAGTTAGAGAGGTTGAGAACTGCTCAATGGTTGCGTTGGCTAACTGAGAAGCCCTCGCCAGAGTGTCGGAGACGACAATCATATTTTCCATATTCGCAACAGCGTCGTTCTTGATGGTCAAGCCAAGAGCCGACTGAGCGTCTGTCAGTAGGTCAGTGGCAAGCGCCATATCGAACATTCCAGCCTGCGCAAATTGCGCCACAACTGGGAGGGCAGAGATTGAAGCCTCTGCGTCAAGTCCAGCGGATGCTAGGAAGTAAAAAGATTCTGCCGCTTGTTCGGCTGAAAAGGTTGTTGCCAGAGCTACCTCACGGGCAGCCCTTGCCATATCGTCTTCCATTGTCTTTGTAAGGTCGCCCATAATTGCCTGCGACTTGACAAGCGCTCCGTCAAACTTTGCAAACTCACGGACTGAGGCAACGGCGATCG